GAACGGCATCGAATGTTTTGTCTGTCATCATAATTGTATTTTTTATCTTTTAATGTAAGATAAATATAACACAATTTTTTCAGAAATCAAATTAGTTTTGTAAACCTTGGTCAAAAGATTTTCTAACGCTCATCTTGTCGTAGTTTTCTACATCATCAGGTGTTAAAATATATTGTTCTTTACCTTGTTGTTTCATTTGTGGTTCTTTTTCAGTAAAGAAATCTGATAACTTTTGACTATAAGGACCAGAATCTAAAGACCTTAATTCCATTTTTTCTTCAGCACTTTTTGGTCTGTATTGTTCAACTTTGTCTTCAATTGAATTAATCTTTTCAAAGATTGAATCCATCTGAGCTAATTTACTTTCTAAGTCATTTAATTTAGACATCATTGAATTCATGTATTCTTCCTGCTTTGACTGCATGTCTTTTTGTGTAGTAACTAATTCTGTGATATCTAACTCTTCGGTACCACTACTACTATCATTCTTTCCACCTTCAGAATCACCTGTTTCAATTTCTTCAACATCAGGGTCATTATTGATATCAATAGGAGCACCTGTTTCAGGAGTCGCTTCACCTTCAGGTGGGGTGGCGCCACCTAATGTAGTATCATCGGGTGCGGGTGGTGGGGGTTCTGCGGCAGTTGGGTCTTCATCTGCTGGTGGAGGTAACGCAGCGTCTTGTTCAACAATGTAACTGTTGATTTGATTATATCTTTTTAATTCCTCTAATATTGTTTTTGAAACTTTGTTTTCCATGATTAACCGTTTAATAATGTTTTAACACCTTGTGGTGTTTCAACTCTTAATGTTTTATTTAATTTCATTGTGTTGTCCACTCTTTCAATTAAACCGTCTTTTAATCTTACAGTGTAACAGTCACCAGTTTGTAAATCACAAACTTCTTTATATCCGTTACCCAAATCCTTTTCGGCGATTACAGTATCTTTCTGTAAGTAGTTGTCCAATAAATTTTTTAAATTACTCATATTGTTTTTCTTAATAAATATAACGATTATTTAATTTATTACAAACCTAATGTTTTTGCTTGAGTATATGCCCATCTGGCATTACCAAGCCAAGTATTAAAGTTTGTGTTTTGTTTATATGTTTGAGTTAACGTTCCTGATGTGTACCATGTTTTATAAAATAACTCTATAATTGCTATTACTTTTGATTCGTCATTTTTAGCATCCTTGAAATAAGATTGTATTCTATCTTTATAGATATCTCTAATAAAGTCTATACTGTCTTTAACAGTATCAAATGTTGCAAATGGTCTTGTAAAATTTTCACCAGTTTTTAAACATCTATACTTTTTAATTAACGATGAAGTTGCTCCAGGTTGTTTAATGTCCACAGTGACACCATATAAATTGTTTTGATTGTATTTTAAACTTTCGTTTAAATCTGTTATGTTACCCATCAAATATAACATACTAAACATATATCTTTTTAAATCAGTATCTTTAATATCATTTGTTGATGTGTTAATTAGTGTTACTAATTCATTTACTGTAATTGAACTTGTTATTAAATCAACTTTTTCAATTGCCCCATAAATTGGATTAATATTTTCACTACAATCTTGGGTTAATAAATCGGTTGTTTGAACAATAAATCCTTGATACGGTGTTTTTGCGGATAGAACATAATCTTTTGCTTGGTCTCCAGTTAAATACTGATTAGAATTACTATCAAATGGTACCAATTCATTATTACTAACAAACTGTTTTATTTTGTCTGATAATTTTTTGGAAAAGTCTTCGTTGACACTAGCAAGGTCGTCAGATACTTTTGTATTAATATTTGCCGAAACTCTTTGTCCATTAAATTCAGTGTTAAAACTACCTGAACTTATACTGTGTTTAACATTTCTAATAATGTAAGTTCCGTTAAACATTGGCATGTGTCTTAAGACAAAATACATTGTTGGTTGAATCATTACGTTACCCAATGTTTTAACCGTACTACTATAAGAACGGTTTTTATAAAAATCATACAACGATGTTGTTTGTTGCATTGTTTTCTTTCCCGAGCCTTGGTTACCCATGTCAATTGTTGTTTGTATTTGTTCTGAAGATGTCACACCTTGTTCTTGGTTGATATCAACAGATTTAAATATACTTTGATTTATTGAACCAAAGTCTACAACAAAACCTACCGCTTTATTGCTGTTTTTTTGATTGGTTGAACCTTGTTGAAGTATAGGATTGTTTGTTGGGTTACCCAAATCAAAAGAATCACTTTTAAATGGGTAATTAGGGTCGTTATCTAATGACAATGTTTGTGACGGTCTGTCAATATATTGACATAAAAACTTTGGTGCCGAATTAATATAATCAACATAAGTAAATGAACTGAATACATCATTAGCGTTATTAACAATTGACGAATTTCTATCAGTATTATTTGATGTTGATTTACCATAAAAGTTTATATATGCCGGCATTACAAAGAAATTCATTCTGTTATCGGCGACAATTTGTCTTACTAACGACATTACCGAATTTGATGAGTTGTCCCAAGTACAAAACTTTCTAATTGTATCGGTGTTAATAATTAACTCGTCACCAATGTCACGATTCGCCCTATCAAAAAATAAAAATTCATCAAATAAAAGTTTGTTTTTACTATCTCTACCAGATATCCATTTATCATTTACCGCTTTAAATAATTCCCATTGTTCAAGTTTTACAATATCACCGTCTAATTTTGAATTAACATCTTGTGTTTGTTCTTGTTTTTGTCCTAACAATGCTGACGGTAATTTACCTCTAAACTGTTGTTCAATACTATTACGTTGCTTTTCCGCCTTGTTTAAAATTGTAGTAATATCTGAGGCAAAAGTTGTTGCGGAATATAATGGATTTAATTTTTTTTGTGTTGCATATATTCTAATTAAAGGATATAATAATTTTATATTGTCACTTGTAAAAGGAATTTCATTATTTCTAAAGAAATCATATACTGTTGAAGTTCGTGTGTATTTAATACCTTCAATAGTTGAAAACCCAACATATTCTTGAAGAGTTTTCCAAACTTCCGGATATGCCGCTTTTGATGCTTCTACTGTTTTTCCATTATCACTTGGTAATGGATTTGGGTCATTGGGATAATACGAAACATATTTTCCACCGTAATTAGGTCCACCTGCCGCTGTTGATGCTGTTGGTACTTTTGGGCCTGTTGGTAAAAATTGTGGGTCTTTAGAGAAATAACCAAATTGTTGTCTGTCAAACTTTTTAGGGTTTCCGTTTTTAAAATAAACTTTAATATCAATAAATTTACTCAAAACGTCATTAATGTTTGCCGCTTGTAAATTACCTAATCCATTATTAGTAAAATCATTATTATGTTTTATTAAAAACATTTTCTTAAATAATTTCACAATGTTGGAATACGTTTTGTTGTCGCCTTCAAGTGGGAATATTTTTGATTGCCCACCAACTTTACAAAATTCTTTAAATTCATTTTCAAAAGAATCTAATTGGTCTTTAGAAAAAACACCAAATAAATCTTCAATTGAGCTATATGTTGAACCAATATCAAAATCAGGTTGGTTTTCAGTCGTACCTGTTCTAACATATTTTAAATATTCTAATGGTGTGGGTTTTTTAACTTTTGAATTATCAAACCAACCGTAGTTTGGAGCATTCCAAAGTGTCTTAACACTACCATTGTACATTTCTTTAGAATTTTCAACATCCGAAACTGTAATTGGATTTGTATTTGTTGACGGTCTTAATTCAAAGTAAGTTTGTTGAAATGGTTGTACACCTGCGGATGGAAATAAAAGAACATGACCAGAAAATTGTGGACCAAAAATACTAGGATATTCTTGTTCGATGTTTAGATAAGAATAATAACTTAAAATTGGTCCTTCAGGTTTACCGTTGTATGTATTACCCTGATTAATCACTAATTCATTTGGAAAAGTATTGTCGGCATATGTTGACACTTCAAATAAATTAGTATTTGTAAAAATCTTATAAAAATTATTAATAACTTTTGGGTAGAACCCACTTTGTATTTTGTTACCCAATAATGTAAAATCTTGTGGTGAAGAATTTTGGTCAAATTTTATTTTATAAGTTTTTTTTGGGTTTGATGTAATTGGGTCGTAATTTGTTTTGTAATCAAAATCTTTCCAAATAGAAGTTAATATGTCAGTTGTACCCGAAGTTTCAACATATTTTTTATATCGGTACCAAACTGAACCCATTTTTAATATCCAAGCATATGGTAATTCGTGTATTGCGGAAAATTTATTTAAATTTGCAAATATATAATCACTTTGAGTTCCATTAGTGCTATCGGTATACTTTTCGTGAAGTGTTGAAAGTGGTAATGAGTTTAACAACAAATATCCAAGTTTTGTATATTTTTCATCTCCAGATAAATCACCCGATTCAACAATCGCATTGATGAAGTAAGGTGTGTTTAATAAACTTGTTGTTTGTGTATGTGTTACATAGTTATCCGTCGTGTATGTCAAATTCCCCTCAGTGTAAAACTTTTGAAGCTTGTTTTGATATCTTGTATTATAAAAATTATTAATGCTTTGGTGTGTGGTTTCAGTAACCGAATAACCTAAAGTACTTGTTTGGGTTCTGGTTAATGGTGTGATGTTTGGTCCTGAAAAATTATCAATTACTAATTTTTTATCATTAAACCCATAACTATTAATTGTTATATATCTATTGTCCTTGTTTGGTGCGTCTTGCATTTTTTGTGCAAAACTATCAATAATAAACGGATATGTGTCAAAAAGTGTTGTTGCGTTTGTAGTATTTGCACTTATAACACTTTTAATGTTATCCAAACTTTTAAGTTTTAATGGATTTGTTGATGTCGCGTTAAAATCTTTTGAACTTAGTAGTTGACTACTATTTTTAACTTGGTCGTTGATGTATGGAGTAACAAAATTTTGTGAAATAAAAGTTTGCCATAATGGACCTACTTCGTTTTCACCTGCGGTTGTTTTTAAATAATTATATAAGGTTGTTGTTGGTAATGTATTAACAATAACGTTTTTTAACTTGTCATCTGGTAAAGATTGGACCACGTTATTTGTTTCAAAATCTGAAGCGGTAAAACCAATCTCTTCATTAACATCAATATAAAACAAACCTGAATAAAAAACATTTAAATATAATCTTTCATACATTTCATAAACAGAGTTTTGTATTGCAGTGTCTTTTTGATTGTATATTATTTGTCTAAAAGGTATTTCAATAGCGTGTTCGGGTGTGTATTTTATAACTAAGTCAGTGTTTGGTTTAACGTCCGCATTGTAGTTTCTGTCTTTTTCCAATATTCCTTTAAGATATTCTTCAACAAATTCAACTTCAGGCCAAATAACTGGGTTATAGGATTGTGTTGATTCACTTGTTGCTTTTGAGCCTGGATATGTTACTTCATATTCTACTTTACCCGATGTTTCTTTTTTCTGAACAAATTGTGGCCATGGGTAAACAAAATAATTTGGATTTTTAGTTGTTGTAGTTTGTATAACATTTTTACCTTCCTGTGAAGGATTGGTTGTTATTATTGATTTTAATCTTGCGGTGTTTTCTCTTTGATTCCACGCATTGAAATGAACATCGTCCATTAACTGATAAAAAGCATCAACAGATGCCATTATAGTACCAACAACATTTCTAACCGTAGGTCTAAATTGTAAATCCGAAACATTTCCATTTGTTCTTACTTTATCTTTTAATACTTGGTTAAGTCGTTCAGATTCTTCTTTATATTTTTGAACTATTTGTCCGTTAATATTTTTAATTGTTTCAACCTCTTTGTCTAAAGAATAATAAAAAAAATTTCCAGTTAGTATTGATATAGCCTCTTTTGGGTTTGTTGATGTAAGAGTATTATTACCCCTTAACTCGTTTATTAAATTTGATTTAAATTTAATAAAATCAACGTCAGTGTTGGGGTCTGTTACTTGTTTACCTTTTTGTTCAAGGTAAGTTTGTTCAAAATTAATATCACTTTCACTAAATTTTTCTTTAAAAAAATCAACGTTGAATGCTTTTTGGTCTAAGGTAATACTTTCGCAAACTTCATTATTAGATAACGACCTAAATTTTTTTATACCATTGTCAAGTATTGATGTTAGGTTGTTTTCGGCTTTTCCAGATAATACAACATTAGATTGTTTTTCAGATGCTACACCGCTTAAATTATTTGTAAGTTGTTTTAATGGGTATAATCTAAGGTTATTAAACGAATTATTTAAGACTAAAACTTTACCATTTTTATAAGTTTCTAAATATGTTTGACCCCATTGAACTACTTCGTTACTAAGAGTATTTAAAGATTCTTTATATCTCTCAAGTGCAACAATAGTTGTAAAATCTAATTTATCAAATTCATTATTCAAAAATTCAGTATACTTCGTTAACCTAATTTGCATTTCGTTAAGAGTTATTACTGGCACATTTTGGTCAATTAATCCTTGCCTTTTATACTCTTCAAATACTTGTTTTATTTTTGAATACCCTTTGGATGTAGATTCCACGGTTACCTCAGTAGTAACACCTGTTCCGTTTTGTTGTACAGAAGCTGTTGCGGAATTACTTGTATTAACAGTTGGTGTGTTTGGAATACTATATTGACCATACATATGTGGTAACGCAAACAAATATCCCAAACGAATATCATCTAACATCGCACTTGTACGAGCAATAAACTTTAAATTAACAATATAATTTCCTGTTGACGCTTCAAAACTTGCTTGGAAGTTTAATAACATTAATTCGTATTGAATTGCCTTACCATAAAAACCTTTTAAGGTTAATTTAAATAACGGATATGGATAATATAAAAATACAGAATATGGTGAATTACCTCCGGTTTGAAATAAACTTTTACCTTGTACATCAACTAAGGTCATGGTTACTGTTGGTACCCCGTTGAATTTAATATCAACATTAATGTCTCTTATACCTAATATTTGGGTATCAACATAATTGCTTAGTTGTGGGTTTTGACCATTATTAAATTTAATTTGATTTATACCTCGTCCTTGAGCACTTCCAGCACCCGTGGTTTCGTCGGTATAACTTGTATCAAAACTGTTTTTATCGTTTGGTTTTAAAAAATTAATTGAAGCAACGGTTGTGTTGTTAATACTTGATTCAACATCTTGTCCAACAGCAAGTCTTGTTCTTGGGACGGCATTAGCCTCCAAGTTAGCATACATAACTAAATTCTCTTGTTTGATTACACGGTCTTTTTTAACACCTCTTGAGTCTCTTACTGAGTTTGGGTCAATTAAAACAATGTTAGAATTGTCTTCATAATATATATTTTCACTTCCACCAAAATTATCTGCCATAGTAATAGAATCTTGTTTGTACAGCATTATTATAGTCCTGAAGTGAACTAACTAAAGGGTATGGTATTACTATAATTGAGTTGTCAGGAATGTTCCATTCCAATCCACCGTATTCTTCATTTGCTTGTAATATCAACCAACCAAAAAATGGTGTACCATAATACTCTTGGCTTATCTTATCTAATCTACTAATACCGGCTCTAAAGACATATTTAATGTCAGTACTTTTTCTTGGTAATGTTAAACCAGGAACAACGGTTTGTTCACCGTTTAATAAAAATTGACCATATCTATTGTAGTAATCCATTAGAATATTACTTTACCATTAAATGTATTTTTATCACCAATATTTTGTCCCGTATAAAGGTTTTTTAATCTTGTTTTATCGTTGTCAGTTGCCGATGTTTTAATTGTTAAACCTGTTTGTCTTTTATTTTTAATAAGTGTTGTTACATCACCAGGAACATAAACTTTATTGGTTGATTTTTTATAATCAGAAAATATTGTACCCATTACTTTTTTCTCATTATCCGCGGGTACTTTATAATTTTTAGTTAAAATTTCACTAATAAATTTTGTCCAGTTTTTAGATGTAAACGAACCTGTAACTTGTGTTTCAAACGCATTATAATTATTCGCCAATTGCCACCCAAACACTAAAAAGAATCTTTTATCTGCCGGATTTGTAAAACCACCACCAGGTAACTGATAACTTTGATTATCATCATACGTTGATGTGATTATTTTTTTAGTTTCTAAATTTGATTCTAATTTGTTAATCTCGGTTGAGTAAGTGTTCATAACTATACCAATTTCATTTACAGTTGATGCTGTAATCGTATAAATTTGTGGAATACCTTTAGTATCAATATAACCATCTAATCCTTGAACTACATAGTTTAACTTATCAATGTTTCTTGTCATTGATAATTGTACTTTTGATAATTCATTGCTTGTTGCGACTAATTTGTCTGTAAATTTCACCTTGTAGTCGTTAACTAATTTTTTTAATTGGTTGTTAAAAATTGCTTCTTCAACATCTGTAAAATCCCTTTTTAACATTTCTTGTTGAATTGTTAATGAATTACTATTAATATCAGTTAATAACTGACTAAATAATGGATTTATCCTATCTTCAAATTTTGATTTACCAAAAATGGTTAAGTCCGTTATTGGTGTGGCGTCGGGGGTTGTAGTTGCTCCAAACTCATTCATTTTACCTGATTTGTAATCTCGGTCTTTAGTATATAACATTAAGATACCACTATTGTATTGTTCACTTACCTCTCTTAGTTTATCGTATTCACCTTGAGCAAAGTCATTAAAACTTTCAATAAAATTATTTACAATAGTTTTATAAGCAATATTAACACTTGTTCCACTATTTTCAAATTTACCTTCAACAGAACCAATAGTTGTTCCACCTTCATTTTGAAGATTTGTATTTGTATTTTTTACTGTGTCACCTGTTGGTTCAGTCTTTTCAATAAATTCTTTATTGTATGCTGATACCGTTAATGAATCAGTTGCCCTTTCATCATACATTTCAGTATTACCAAAGAAGTTAAATGATAATGCGTTTTGCAATTCATCAATAGGTCCTTTCAACCCTTGACCACCAATAAATTTGAATCCCATAGTTACATTCACAATCATAGGTTGTACCCCAATACCTTCAGGGTTTAAATCAAATTTACCGTCATCATAAGTAAAATTACAACTATCAATTACAACTTTTGAGTGATAAAAATCCCCCACCCTTAGAATACAAATTGGTGGTGCTCCGAACGCTGTGTTTCTGGCATCCTTATCAATCAGAGTTCCATTACTTTGTTTTGTTGGGATTGTATCACCAGGTCTTGTACATTGTAATAAGAATGTTAATCTTTCGTTCAATCCCTCAGGTGTCATTGAGTGAAACGCTGGATGAAAATATTTTAACTTTTCTCTTAAAGAATCATAAACAAAAGGATTACTTTCTTTCATGAACTTAAAGTAATCAGCTTCACTTAACAGTTTTCTAATAACTTGTTTGCTAATTGACTCTTGTGTTGGGACACTTGGGTTGTTTGGGTTATTACCGTTTTGTGTATCATTTTGATTTAATAATCTATCAAGGTTTGATATTCCCCCTGTTGCAACACCACCATTTGGATTGTTTAAATTTGGTAATGGTGTTTCAATAATATCTTCAATAATAACTCTTCTACATCCAACAGGTCCTGTACCATATTGGTCGGTTGTTGTTGTGTCACATTTGTAATTAAGTGGTTGGATTGTTTCATCCGCAGCACCATTTGATTTGGCAATCTTTACTCTTTTGTCATTATTAAGTAATGATTTAATTGTGTCCTCAACACATGTATTTCTTTCAGATTCAATATTGGTTCCTTCGTTATATGAACTATTTGAACGTAATCTAATTTCAATGGTTACGTTGGCGTTTGATGACAATAAACTTTTAATACTTTCGGTAAATCCTGTAAGAGCGTTTTCTGAAGATGAAATTAAAGTTTGTTGTGATTGGTTAATTTTACTGAAATTACCACTTGTTGTATATGATGTAACATTGTTTGAGTAGTTTGTTCCGCCACCAGCGTTGTAATCAAAATAAAACTGTGTTGATTTGTACGCACTTAGTTGTGGGGTATATACTTGTTGTCCAACATTTGAATTAGAGCTTAGTGAACCACCTGCCCCGTCACCACCAACATTTAAAGATTGGTTAATTGTGTCTTTAATTTTTTCGGGATTACTTGAGCCGTTAATTAATTTTTGAATTTGTGATAATTCTGTGGTTGAAAAGTTGTTATACCTTTTTGATAATTCATATATATCAAATTTTGTAAGTCCCGCAAAGAATGAATCAATAACTTGGTCAGCAATCTGACTTGATGCGGTATTATTTAACACCCTATTAACCAATAAATTCATAACTGAGGGGTGGTCAACAATAACTTTAAAACCCAAAGTACCACTTCTACTTGTGTTTTTATAGGTATAGATGTCTTCAGGTCTTCCCAAAAAAGTATTTGCTTCCCATTGAACTGAGTTACTTTCAGAGAAAGTTAAATCATATGGTGGGAACCACATAACTCTACCACCGTTTGGTCCTTTTTCAGATTCAGGTAAATCGGTGTATCTATAACCAGGTCTTCTTGATGTTCTCCACGCAAGATTTTCTAATGATAACATATACTTCTTAACTTGTCCCCCTTGCAAAGTTGTAGATTCAGGACCTGATGTTGGATACATGTTTAAGTTGTATGTTGAATCTAAAATAGAATATGGGTGTTTTCTAATATTACCATCACTTTTAACCAACTTTTGGTTATCGTAATATGGAATATCTTTGGCAAATACTCTACCATATTCTTCACCTTTAAAGATACCGTTGTTGTCCGTATATCGGATTACCCTTGAACCTTTAGTTATCTCTTTATATCCATCGTTAAACACCTTGGACACTTGGTCAATGGCGTTACCAACGTGTTGTAATCTTTTACCACCAGCTGGTTGTGAATTAATTAATCTTTGTGTGTCATCTAAAATACCACCTTGTTTAAGTGGATACGCTGTTGATTCGCTTCTTGTATAGTTTGCCGCTATTGGTTGGTACTCAGGGTCTTGTCCTTTAAGTGCTCCACCAACACCAACTTTCTGGCCGGCATTTCCTTTATATTTTGGTGATACCCATGTGAATCCACCTTGTACACCACCACCTTCTATGGTAGGGGTTTGGTTTAATCCGAATTTGAAATCAACATTGTTTTCATATAACTTACCTAAGTTACTTGGTCCATAAACATTTGTTTCAACCTCAATACCAAATTGATTAACAGGGATTTGACCTGAAGGTGATACAATATCTAATGGTTCAGATGTTCTACTACCAATATAGTAGTTACCACTAGGTGCCGTTAAATTTAAATTACTTAAGAAATTGGCTTTGTAGTCAGGTGTATAATAGTTTAATGATAAATTTCTAAATAATACTTTTCTTGAACCACCACTTGTGTAGGCTAAAAACACATCTGATGAACTTTTTTTACTTGGCAATACTGCTGGAAATCCAAATGCTTGAGTAACAGTATTGATGGCTTGATTTAAAATACTCTTTTTACCTACGTTATTAAAGTAATCACCAGGTATGTATGAGTATGGTGAATAAACCCCTGTTACTCTTGAAATAAAATCTAATCCTTTTCCAATAATACTATCGGGTACTGTTATATGCCAATCAGGTTCAATTAATGGTTGTCTACCTGTTATTAGGTTTAATATTCTATATGGGTCACTACCCGTTTGAAGAAAGTTGGCTCGGCCTATTGTTTGTTGATATGTTTCTAAGGCAATTGAGTCTTCAAAAGATTTTCTTAATCTTGTTGCTGCAATTTGAGCAAGTGCGGAATCTTGTGAAAGTGTTCCAAGTGTACCTGTTGGGTCCTTACTTAATAAAATATTAATTGGGGAATAACTTGATGCTTTGAATGTGTAATACTCAGCTCTTGTTGTTAATTGTCTAATAATTAAATTTAACTCTGATGAAGCGTCACCCCACCCATCTTGTGGTCCAAATAAGTTTTTGGTAATTAGATTTTTTTGTGAAAACTTGGCTTCGTCAAACTTTTTAGTTTGTGGGCTTGAGTAGTTGAATTCACCTTCATTAGCATCGTTAACTATTAAATCAACATTGGCATTTGTTTTATATCCACCATTTGGTCCATATTGATTGACGGTATATAGTCGTTTTTTTTCTGAAACACCAGTATCAATCATGTCTGGTTGATTAATTAACGGAACGTCAATCCAAGTTGTTTCTTTGGTATAAGTAAGATTTTTGGGTACAGTTTGTGTTGAAGAACCTTTTACAAAATAAGGCTCTAAATTAGAAACAATTATTTTTTTTCTAAATTGCTCTGATGCTGAAAATGATAATAAGCTGTCTGCCATCTTATACTGTTTTCTATAAATAGATAAAATAAGATTTTTTATTGTTTTTAAATTGGGTTATTAAAACGAATACCCTTTTTTCTTCATCTCTTCACGTACATAATCAAGTGTAGCTGTTTTAATAACATCCGCAAATTTTAAATCCATTCCCTTGATATCAACTTCAATTTTAGCGGCACCTGTTACTGTTAGTGGTGTTGGGGGTTGTTCGGCGTTAGATTTATCACTCAACGGTATTCTAGTAAGAGCATCAGATAATGAATTACTTGTTTTTTCAATATTGGTTTTAAATGTATTGACTAACTCTCCACCCATTTCAGAACTTACAGTTTTTGCATTAATAATTGATATTAATTTTGTTTGAGCGGCGGTAACAGTGTCTAATGTTTCTGAAAACTTACCAACTTTTAATACTGAAACAGCCATTGCTTGATTAAATAAATTTGACTGTAATGTTGACGCTTCTTGAGCTGACATATTGGCCTGTATCATTTTTACATTGTTATCAGCATTGTTACTTAATTCACTACCTTTACCTTGTAATCCGACCATAATTTCATTAATTTGTTTAGCACTTAATCCACCTATTTCTTCTCCTTTAATTGTAACAACACCACCTTTTCCTAATTGAGCGTAATTTGCTAGTGTTTCTTTGAGTTCTTTTTCTTCTTCAGGTGTTTTTCCTCCAAGATTAATATTACCTAATTGACCAAGTATTTTTTCTTGTTTAGCCAATTTTAATGCCGTTTCTTCAAGTTCCTTGGGGTCAATACCGATACCAGAATTTTTTAACGCTCTTAATCTTCCTCTTTCATTTGCACTAATTTCAAATTGGCCCGTTTCTTTGTTAAATGTTGCCATACCTCTTGTTGCATTAATTAATTCGTCGTTCAGTCCTTTTAAATCGTTTTGTGCCAAATATAACAATCTTGCACCATCACCTAGCTGTGAAAATGAACCACCTAGCGTTTGTAATTGAGCCGCGGCGTCATACGCCTTTTCGGGACTGTCCATAATTTGGTCAGCAAAACCTTGAGCAACACTTAGTGTATCACCCAACACTTGTGATTTTGCAACCATTGACGCTAAATCTTTAACACCATTTGGAAAACCGTATTTAGTTAAAATGTCTAATTTACCGGAAACTGAACCAAGAAATGTACCAACGTTTAATCCGTAACTTTTAGCAGTATTTACAAGTTCCATTTGTTTTTGAACAGCACCGTCTATACCACCACCCACCTTATCAAAGAATTTTTCAAATGATTGAAAAGTTTCGGTTTTAACACCTAATTTTTGCATTGCTTCCATATTTGTTAAAGCTTCTGCAGACACATAGGTTGTCCTACCCAATGTAAGGTTTATCTGTTCAAAGTGTTTAACAACATCCTCTAAATTACCACCCATCTCAAGGGCGTTTACTGCCGCTTTTCCAATTTCAGTTTCCATCATTTTGGCTTGAGCAGCACTTTGTCCCAACTCTCTTGATGTTTTAATTATATTGGTTTGTAATTTAAAAATTGAATCAATTGATTTATCGGCAGTATTTTTTAAACCAGCTAGACTTATTTTTCCCGTTTGTTCTTGTAAAGTTTTCATTACAAGAGTTAAAGCAGCGGCATTTGTACCTGCGTCAACTAAATCATCTTTTAAACTTGTCGTCATAACTTATAAATATCATTTACGGTTTTTTTCTTGTTGTTCTTGAATAATATCATATTGCTCAAGTAATTTACCAATGAAATACTTTCGTTCATAAGTTGGCATAGTAATAATATCCGAATATTTAAAATTCGCATTTTTAACTAAAAAGAAAATTTCATCTAATAAGAATTTTTTATACTCCGAAGAAAGGACGAAAAAACTCCACCCCAAAGCTGACACTCGTGTCAACTCTTTCTCCTGACGGGGCTATAACTTGTTTTTTTAAATCTAATCTTGGTTCAGAGTCATTAACAAATTTTCTAATGAATTGTGAATCTCTAATTGGCATCATTTGAATGTACTTAACAATTTGTTCTCTGTCGGTATTACCGTTTATTGAAACAATATAAGATTCCAATTTTTTTGTGATTTTTGGTGCAACCATTCCGTCAGGATATAAATCAAGTTCACTATCAATTAAACTTTCTTCACCATAAGTTAAAAGTCTTAATTTAACAACATCATCAGACATTGGTAACTTAGTTTCAAAATAACCATCAACACTTGGTTTTGATTCTGTTTGTTTAATGTTTAATTCACTCAATTCAATTTCACATTCAAATCTTTTTGAAGTTTGTGGGTCAATACTTGAAATTTTATATTTTGGTCCGAACGCTGTGTTTCTTAAGAAAATTAAAATTGCTTCAACGTCACCAGGTAACAAATCATCAATTCTAACATCAGGTTCATAAATTTTATTTTTTAATAATTGTGCGATTACGTTGGTTGTTCCCATGTTGACACTTGCCAATAGATTTTCATCTTGAGCCGTCAGATATCCGACCTTAACTGATTTCTTTTTATTAGCATAAAATAAACCTTGTGAAGGTAGTGGTACCACATCGTGTGGTAAGTTAAAATTCATTTGTCCGTATTGTTGTTCGTTTTCCATAAAAAAAGCCAGAGATTACCTCTGGCTTTAAATATAAACTGACTTTGTTTTTTGTAAATGAAATATTAATAAACTAAGATACATCTATCAGGACGGAGTGTTGCTGAGATAGTTTGTAAACCGTCGTCAGTATAAGACACACCCTGAAAATCCACGTCTGTTAGGAAACAACCTTGTAAAATCCATTTTTCAACCGCAACACCTGTCGGGTCTAACATTTCCAAAGTAATATCCTTTTTGTAACCAGCGGCATATCCCATACGACCTGTTACTGATTCAGCGTGTAAACGAACCCACTCCATAAGAGCTTGAGCTGCTGATGGTCCAATAGGGTCACGAAAAGTAACACCAATTGTTCCCCATTCAAACATACCAGCAACATAAGTTTTGGTATTTAAGAAAGGAATATCTTTTGATGTAATAGTTATTTTTGGTCTGGCAGCAGATTCTACATACCAAGAATTAATACCCAATGAAGTAGGAAACGTCAAGATAAATCGGTTTTTACGTTTTGGTTCATACGGGTCGGGCATTTTCATTAATAAGTCAGCCATGTTGTTATATTTTTTGTTTTAATTATTTTAGTTTATTTACCTATAAATACTTGATTGTTCAAAATTTTTGTCTTATATTTTCTAGGCGTTCTAGTTTATTAATTATATTAAATATTAATATTTTGTTTTAGTTTGTGATTTAGTTAAATAAGTAGTAACTGGATGCTCTAGTCCAAATTCTTTGTTTAAGAATTCTTTAACTTTTTCCACATTTCTTTCATCGTCATCTGAGAAACCTATTGAAGGTACCACAAAATTATTGGACACATCATTTTTGAACAATACTTTACCACCCACCATGTTTGCAAGTTCCTTACAATAAGTGATAAATTCTCTTAACGCATTTATTTTTCCTTCTTCAGGATTGGCTTCAGAACCAGTTCCGAATGATACAGGGTGAAAACGACACATGTCCAAATATTCTTTAATCATTGTATTGTCATCTTTAATATCCTCACCTGTAAAATCACGATATTTCTTTAATGATTCCACCAATTTTTCTTGGTCCAAACCACTCACATTATTTTTGATGAGTTTGTAAACCGCTTGTTTTAAAATCATTGGGTTGTGTCCACGAGCTGTGATGATAGCAAAAATTGACCCACCATTAACACACTCAACAAAATCGTCCCATGATGGTCCCAAACTTGCCGACATTACATCCACCAAAAATTGTTTTTCACCTTCACCTCTAAAATTTCTAAAAGGATTTGACGCAAAACCAACAATGGTTTTTCCATTATATACAAATGGTTTTTTTCCCAATTCGTTTCTGTGTTCAGCAAAATCATCTGTTGACATACCAATTTCATTATCTTTGTCATCCAAAATCATAATCTTTGTTGGCATGTTCATTACATTGTCATCCCAATCAAAAGCATAATATTTGTGGTCAGGTAATCCTGATGGGTCCATACCCTCAGTTACCATTTCCAACAAGTGTCTTCTAATTGATTTTTTTAAATTCATTACTTTTTGTCTTTTGATAATTTTGAAATGATACTTTCTAACTGTGATTCAGTTAAAACAATGTTTTGTGGTTTTTTAGAATAAGTTTTTTTACCATTAGTTGGTACTTCCAAACTTTCCATTAATATTTTTTTCGTGAATTCCATAGTTTTATATATAAATAATAGGGAGAAGAGTTTTATTTCTTCTCCCGTGTTTATTTTTAGATATTTTCAAACGAAGCTCCTGTTGGTGTAATCAAGAACTCAATGTCAATGAATTCAAGAGCCTTTGTTGGTTTAAGGTAAATTTTACCTGTCATTGTATTTCTGTCTAAGTCTTCAGGTGTGTTTGTTACAACAACTCTAAAGTCAATTAAACCTCTATCTCTTCTGATTGAATCCAAGATTGGATTAACAGAGTCCAAGAAATCTTGTCTAACTTTGTCATCATTTTGTTCAAACAACAATCTAACAGCCACTGCTGAAATCAACTTACGAGCTTGTAATAACAATCTTCTTACGTTGATTCTATCAAGAGCTGATTCAGCAACTTGGGTAGTTTTGTTACCCCAAATTAATGTTCCAACATCTGAGAATGTTGCGATTGGGTTAATTCTACCTTGATATAAAGTATCTCTGTCGTCTTGTGTAAGTTTCTTACGAGCTTTAACCGAATTTACAATACCTCTTGTGTAACCCGCAGATGCGAACCAAGGGAATGAAATGTTATCAGTTAACGCTAAGTTTCTACAAACTTCCGCAGTTGGTGGAAGATAAATTTGTGTATTATTAACAGTATCTCTTGTTAATACCCAAGGGTAGTACGTCGCGGTATAGTTTGAATCAATACCAACTGTATCTAAGTTGTCAACCGCTTCAGTTGGATAAATTAAATCTGTTGCTACTGATGTTGTAGTGTCTACAAACATATTATAATCAGGACAAGTCATGATGTATAATGAGTCAGCTCTTTGAGATTCAATCATATCAATTGCGTCTTCAATTAAGTTTGAGTTGTTAACAAAATCAATACCCGGAGTTACAAATACGTTAATGTTTGTCGCTTCAGGATTACCAAATGTTTGTTGACCTAACAAATATGCATAATAGTCGGTGTTTGCAAAATCAGTTGAGTTACCCTCAACGGTAATTTGTTTAAACGCTCCCCATCCAGTCGCAGTTGGAAATTGTGTTGATGGTGCAGCACCTTTCATATAACCCGAACCACCTAACACATAGGTATCATTGTTTGTTCTATACTCTCTATAAATGTCCCATCCGTCAAATCCACCACGTGCAAACAATGTGAATTTTCTTGATTGAATTCTGAAGTATGGATTTGTTGGGTTTGTCGGGTCAGAAGTAAACGACGCATTACCAACTTCAAATGCTGAAGTACCTGATGTGCTATAAACGCTTGAAATGGTAACAGCAGTTGCTCCTGAGTCCATGTGATAACCTTTTGATACAAAATCCCAATCACTTGACGATACCGCAGTTGCAATGTTAGGTGGGTTTTGTTTTCCTTTATAGTTGTAATATTCAGGGTCATATCCAATTGTATCAGAAAGACCTAAGAACGTTCTATTAATTTTATCTCCAGAGCTTCTTTGAACTGTTGAGAATGGTGGTTGATAAATTACTTCACCAGCAACATCATATTTAGTTTTGTAAATTGGGAATGGTGTAACAGCTCCAAAGTAATTTCTCATTAAGTAACCCTCAAAACCACACGGTAATGCGTCTAAAGGTGCTTCGTTACTCATTTCTAACATTACATATTTTGACCTTACGGCGTATTCGCCATCACTCGTTCCTATTTTAACACCAACATAACTATTGGTACCTACATTCATTGTACAATTTGTAAATTTTTCTAAGTAAACAGGATTTGCGTCTGTATCATTGTAAGCTCTAATTCCTACATCAAATGTTCCATTATTAAACGAAATGTTTAAAATTGAAATTTTAACTTCTTGGTTTGCGTCGTTACCGTCTGAAATTAAGATAAACTTAAATAATTTATAAACACTTGTACCCCTTAATTCAGAAACCAAATATGGTGTTTCAGGTGTTTGATATTGTTCTAAGTACCAACCAATTGAACGGTTTAAACTGTTATCGTCTTGTGCTGACGGTAATGCGGTTACTGATGATTGTATACCTCTAATATAACCTTTTTTGTATGAGTAGTTTAAGAAATTAGTAAATTGTTCCTCAACAAACAAAGGTACTTCATTACTTGGTTTTCCAAAATTTGATTG